GTAAATCGATCCACGATCGGTAAGGATGCTTGCGCACTCATCTAGCAGCTTAACCCTGTTTGTCATAATCAAACACTTCATCTGACTGTTGTTTAATGTTAATCATTCTGCGGTGCATATCCCAACCCGTTGCCCTGCCACGCCAATAGCCCCGATTGTAAGTTTCGGTTTGCCATAAATTGAGTGCGTAGGCTAATAAGCCGGTTGCGATCATAAACCACATAACTGTCAATCCGTTGATTTCCATGTTGCTCCCTTACATGTCCACAAAGGTTGTGGATACATAAAGTATGACCTAAATCAAGGACATTGCATGGATTTGTGGCAGTTATTTGATAACGAAATGATAACGATTATGCGTAATTGCGCTTGTTGTATGTAAATGATCCATCTTGATTGACCGGTATCAACTCGACTTGATGACCTTTTTTGCCAAATTGGATTACTACAAATCCCATGTTCCAATCAGCTGAATTGTATTTGAGATATCCGGCTTGCCTCATGTCCATAAGATGACCAGCCTCAATGCCCCAAATCGTTGAATAACGCCCATTTAAGCCAGTTGTATGCCTGACAGCACCCTGCCTATGAGAATGCCCACAAACAACGCTGCCAGCCCACTTTTTTGCAAGATTAAGGGCAGTTATGCCGGCATGCTTAGACATGTTGCCTTCATCGCCATGTGCTAAGTAAAAGCCTTTTTCAAACTCATAAGCCTTGCGATGGTATTTGATGCCAAGACTTGCAAAATCCATAAATTTGTCATAAGCCAACTCTGGCAACCCAATCAGGGATGGCGCACCTTTAAGCAATGTGGTGTAGAGCCGGTCGGTATGGTTCGATCTTATGACATCGGTCGTGCCTAAGTCGTAAAGTATCTCTTGACCAAGTGATCGTTCCTCATCAAGTGTTTCTGCAAACTCTAATTTAGTGCCTTTTGCCCAACGGCTTTGACTGCCAAGATCCATTTCATCACCACAATTTAAGACAAAGTCAAAATTTTCACGCTTTGTCATGGCAATCAAATTCTTGACAGCTGCAACATGATGCAAGGGAATTTGTAAATCTGGCACAACTAAGTATCTACGATTGGGTTTAGTCTTCATCCTCATCCGGATCAATGCGTGGAATTATCGCATCAGGTTTATCGTTGGAGATCCAGTCGGGCAAGGCGTTTGGCTCTTGCATAATCCAAAACGCCATTTCCTTAGTGAAACCTGCACGCTTTGCAGCTGTAAATGCTTCATGCAATGCAATGAAATGTGTGTCTAATTTAGTCATTTCACGAGTTTGGCGAACGACTCGACGATTGATCTTTTTGCGTTTGATAGGTTTTCGTGTGTTCGCCATAGGAAAATTATTGCTTACTCATTAAGACAAACAGATCATCAACACGCTTTTCTAATCTGGTAATTTGGTCTTTGATGCTCGTGCCTGAATTTGGGCGCAACTCATTAAGCCAACCTTTAACTAGGAAACGAAACCCTATCAGCACGCCTGTTAGCACAGCGCAAATGCCAGCCCCAAAGCCAGCCCATTCTGTTGGTGTCATTTGGCATTGACGCCATAGTCTGCTTCGCTCCCTGAATTTGGATCAATTGCTTTTGCTACTGGTGCAATCAATGCTCCAAGTAATACTGCAAACTCTGGTCTGATATCAGCAACAATTGCAAGTGCAACAGTTATGCCAGATGCAGCAACAGCTCTTAAATATGACTTGATTGCTGCCTTGTGTTTATTTGATAGTTTCATGCATCTCCTATGGTCGGGCAACTGCCATGATTAGTGAATAGTTGCGTTTGCGTAAATAAACACCATCGCCATTTGATTGGCTTCCTGCTTTACCGGATGAAGTATTGCCCTCAATCACTTGCAAGTATTTCAATGCTGTGTTGTTCCATTTAACAATGCCAACATGATCCGGCTCAGCATCTTTGTCAAATTGGAAAAACACAATATCACCGGCTTTTGCCTGTCCTACCGGTATTAGCTTGCCAAGCATGGCAAACCATTTAAGTGCATGATCGCAACTAGCAAATCCTTTACCGGATTGAGCTGCTATTGACCCACCAAGTCCTGCTTTGTTATAGCACCAAGATACAAACATGGCACACCAAGCCTGATTGTTTAATCCATACCATTTGCCATATTTTGTGTCATTAACAGGTTGCTCTTGATAGCCGATCTCAGCTTTAGCAATCTGCAACAGGTTTGGCATTATTCCCTAAGATTGTGCTAACTCAGTAAGAGTTTGGCTTCGTCTGCAGTAATGCCTAAGCGGTCTAATAAGGCTGCTTTGGCTGCTGCCTTTGTTTTGGCTTGTGCCAATTTTGCCTTATCAATATCTGCAAACTTTTTCTCTCTTGCCTGAAACATTTTAATTTCGTCAGCAGTTGCTTCTCTTTCAATAACTTCACCAGTTTCAACAAAACTTTCAGTTATTTTATATGTCATTTTATGCCTTTGCGTATCCATAGGAGTATATTGAACCAGTGCTAGTTTCAGTAAATAATGCAGTAAATCCTGTGAATGAAGTTTTATCTGTTTGAGAAAAACCACTCAAAACCAAAAATGTATCTTGAGTTGAAAAACTATGACCAATCCAAGTTGTTTCCTTAGTCAAAAATGGTCTATAAACATCTAGACTTATAACATCAGTTTCATCTAAAGGTGCTATATCACCAATGTATCCCTCATCTGTTCCTTTTTCGTTTCTTGCTGCTACAACATTTGCGTCATAAGCCGCATTCTTTTGGCTCACATAATTGGTTGAGGTATCTGTGCTACTCACTCGCATTTTTATGGTTGCTTGACCTTTATTGGCAGTAGTTGATGTGCCAACAATCATAACCTTGTAATTGTCATAAGTTGTAGAAAATACATCATTGATATTAACTGCACTTGAGGCGGTAAAATCTGTTTTATTCAAAAATACTAAACCTGATGAACTTACAGCAGGTGCAGCCCAAGTTGGCACACCACCAGCAACAGTTAGAACATTGCCAGTTGATCCAATTCCAAGTCTTGTTTTGACATTTGCACTTGATGAGCGATAAACAATATCGCCAAGAGTTGTTTCAGGATTTAAGTTTTTTGTGGTGGTATCAACAGATGAGCCAAGTGTGCGGATTGCAGATGCGCCATCCTTGACCAAAGCTGTATCATCTGGAGTTGTCCAGCCGTAATTAGTAGTGGTTGCCATATTGTCCTATTCTCAGGATACGATTGTAGCGTATTCCCATGTCAAAGTTTGATCTATCGTTTGGAATGTTTCATTTATTGGAACAGTATTCCAACGCATTGCAACCTGACTAAATGCCACAGGCGACAGGTTAAGCGTTATGAATAATTCATTAAATCTTGTGCTCCATGACCAGCCCTCAACATAGCCCTCAAACTCACCGCCTGAGATTTGATCCGGCAGGTTTTTCAGGTTAAGTGGTTGCCCCATAAATACGCCAAGCAAACTATCTCGATCTGCATTGTCAATTTCTGGATTTGTAAGTGGGAAGGTTATGGATTGGAATGCCGGCAATGGGAAGGCTCGTTGAGCGATGTAGCGATCTGCAACCTCTTGAGCATCCACAGCTGAATGAATGACTGAATTTATGCTTTCGGCTTTGTAGCCATATAAAGCAATTGATGATGCGCTCGTTGCAGTTTCTTGAGATCCAAAGTTGTTGCCATAATTGATATAAATGTCATTGCGTAAGTCAGCTGCTCGCACAACAGTTGAAAGCCCTTGACCTAACGCATGGTTTGCATCAAGATCAACATAGCCATTGGCAAGTAAGTAAGTCTGTCTATGGTCTGCATCTGCATACCCAATATTTCCTTCATTGTCCTCATACAAATATCCAAATGCTGAATTGGCAATTGTGCTTGCAATGTTGTAAATGGTGTCGGGCTCAGCTGCTCGGTTTTCCATTGTGTAAAGTCCAGGAGTATCAATATCACCAAGACCTTGATTTTCTGCATATTGCCATTGAACAGTTGCATCGTATCCTGACCATGTAGTTGCAGATGGCACATCGTTCCAAGACCCAAGCAACACGCTTTCTAATAGCGTTAGTATTTGATCGCCATCCTCATCTTGTGAAATTGTGCCGTTGTAAATCTCTTTTGCTAGTTTGACCAGCGCACCCATTGCAAGGATCGTGTAAGAGATAACTGTTGCAATCTGTCCAGTTTGTGCAACCTCAACTGTAATGTCAGTTATGTCGCCACCAAATAAATTAACATAAGTTGCTGAACTATCTTTAACTTGCAAACTTAAACTGTCATTGATGTCAAATGGCAAGGTTTGTCCAGACAATGCCACAAGGCTGATTTGCAAATAAGATGGGTTGGGTTGTGTATAGATATCATCCCGACCGCTTTCATGCGTGATGTCGCTGATTGCAATGTCTGTGTAATCAACACCGGCAACAGTCAATTTCCAGTCAGGTGTCCAGA